AATATTAAATTTTTAAGAGGACTGAAATGGGATGTTGAACGACTTCTGAAAAAAATTAAAAAAATGGAGTGATAAGGTTGAGCGATTTAAAGATTTTTAACAGTGAAAAGTTTGGACAGATGAGAACAATCAATATTAATGGAGAAGTGTGGTTTGTAGGGAAAGATGTAGCAGAGGCACTTGGATTTAAAAATTCCAGAGATGCGATTTTGACACATGTTTTTGAGGAAGATAAGGGAGTAGATACTAT